TCATCCCAATCAAATGCATAATATTTCATGTCTGGCGTACCTACGTCATCGAAACCTTCCGATAACAATGACGTAGGATTTTTATAATCTCTCATAATTCTTAATTATCTCTTATTAGATATTTTCAAAAGAAGCTCCCGTTGGAGTAATCAAGAATTCGATATCAATAAATTCAAGTGCTTTAGTTGGTTTCAAGTAAATTTTACCACTCATGGTATTTCTATCCAAGTCTGCGGGGTCATTACTCACTGTAACTCTAAAGTCATACAAACCTCTATCTCTTCTGATTGCATCCAAGATTGGGTTTACAGAATCCAAGAAGTCCTGACGAACTTTTGCATCATTCTGTTCAAACAACAATCTAACAGCGACCGCCGAAATAAGTTTACGAGCCTGTAACAATAATCTTCTTACGTTGATTCTATTCAAAGCTGAATCAGCAATTTGAAGAGTTTTGTTACCCCAAATTACAGTACCTACATCAGAGAAGGTTGCAATTGGGTTCAATCTACCTTGATACAAAGTATCTCTTTGTTCTTGAGTTAGTTTGATTCTCGCTTTCACAGAATTTACTAAACCTCTTGTGTAACCAGCGGTTGCGAACCAAGGGAATGAGATGTTATCAGTCAAAGCTAAGTTTCTACAAACCTCATTAGTTGGTGGAAGATAAATCTGAGTGTTATTTACAGAATCTCTCACCAAAATCCAAGGGTAGTAAGTAGCTGTGTAGTTAGAGTCTATTCCTGTGTTATCTAAGTTATCAACCGCAGCTGTTGGAAGAATAACATTATCTGTTGATGTTGGTAAATAAACATTACAGTCAGGAGTTGTCGTGATATAAACAGAATCAGCTCTTTGGTATGTAATCATGTCAATTGCTTCCTCAACCAAATTACTGTTATTTACATAATCGATACCTGGAGTCGCAAATACGTTGATGTTTACAGCCTCAGGGTTGTTGAAGGTTGCAATTCCCAACAAGTATGCATAGTAGTCGGTGTTAGCAAATTCATCGAAATTATCAACCGCGATATTTTTGAACGCTCCCCATCCACTAGCTGCTGGGTATCTTGTAGAAGCACAAGCTCCTTTTTGATAACCAGTACCACCAACAACGAATGTATCACCATTAGTTCTATATTCACGATAGATATCCCAACCATCAAAACCACTTTGTAACAAGAATGAGAATTTTCTTGATTGTATAGTGTAGTAAGGACTTGTTGCCGAAGTAGGATTAGATTGGAACGATGCATCACCACAATCAAATGATGGTTGACCAGCAGTAGGTCCTGATGCGATAGTTACAACTGTTGCTCCCGAATCCATGTGGAACCCTTGAGTAATGTAATCCCAAGGAAGAGCATCAGTCTCCAAACACAAGTTTAGAGGTTTTTGTTTACCTTTGTACATGAAGAAATCAGGGTCATAACCTATTTGAGAAGAAATTCCCAAGAAAGTACGTCTAACATTATCACCCGGAGAAGTTACCGAATTGTCAGCACCTGAAGTAGTACCAAATGGAGGGTTATAAATAACCTGACCAGGATAGTTGTATGAAGTTTTATATACAGGGAATGGAGGTGTCAAAGATGAATATTCTCTCATTGTGTATCCCTCGAAACCACAAGGTAATGAATCGATAGGTGCTTGTTCGTTCAACTCCAACATAATATATTTTGAAAGTAGAGCGTATTCACCATCATAAGTACCAATCTTAACACCAACGAAGTTGTTATTAGAAGGGTCCATTGAACATTGTGTGAACTTTTCTAAGTATACAGGGTTAGAATCTGTATCATAGAAACTACGAACACCTAAATCAAAAGTTAAATTGTTGAAATCAATATTCTGAATAGAGATTTTGATTTCAGTATTAGCACTGTCACCATCAGCAATAGAAATGATTTTGAAAAGTCTATCAACCTGAGAACCACGAAGTTGTGAAACAACCCAAGGAGATTCAGGAGATTGATACTGTTCAAGATAGTATGCAATAGTATCAGTAGTTGAAGGGTATCTCAAACCTGGTAAATCAAGTAAGTCGCAACTCAAACCTCTAATGAATCCACTATTGTAACCATATTCCAACATTGTTTGGAATGCTTCTTCAACAAACAACGGAACTTCATTTCTTGGTTTTCCGAAGTTTGACCTACCGAATACCTTAGTAAGATAGTTCTGTGATGAGGGGTTCATCGAAGTCAAGAAAGAGAAATCAGTACCATCAGCAGTAACACCTGAAAGTGAGAAAGTTGCAAATGGGTTTTTAGTGACAGCTGAGTAAGTACCACTACAATCCATCAAAACGTCAGTCAAACCTGAAACTGTGTAAACAGGACCATTACTACCTGTCCCATAAGTAGCAATACCTCTTGAACGTAATGTAGAGACAATCAAATCGTTCCATTCTGTATACGCAGTACCTGAATAGTTGTATACAGTACCTGATACTGTACCTTGGTAACATCCACTACCCAAATCAGTCAATGCTGAAACAACGCTATAGAATGAATAACCTGAATAATCATCCCCACTGTAGTTTTCAAAGTTAGAATAATACCATGGGTCATTGTTTCTAGAAGTGAAGTCAGCAACTGATTCAGTTAATCCCGAAACATCAAATACGTTTGTTTCTGAAGTGTAAGATGATAAGTTGTTATAATCATCATCGGTTATAGTACCCCAAAAGTATACTGTATCTGCAGATGTGGGGGTGTCATCAACAATACCCAAAATCATATTGTCATAGTCATCACTGAACGATGAAGTACCACCATCAAATTGAGTGTATGGGGTTGTAAACTGACCCGCAATTCCTGCTGGGAAAGTACCAATCCAACTAACAGATGTGTCACCAGTACAAGCTGAGAAGTCAACTGTGAAAGTTGATTCAACACCTGTTAGACCCACATAGATACCGTTTACGTTCGCTATCGTAGATATAGACCATGATGGACCTGCATCATAACCTGAAAGACCAAGTACTCTTGTTACGAATAATTGGTTAGATTGTTGAAGATAAGACTTAGCAATGTAAGCCAATTCATATTTAGGGATTTGAGTGTTTTCGAATTTCTCAGGAACCGTTCCCCCAAAGAACGCTTCAAATTCATCAAAATTAGTGATGAATATTGGCTCGAAAGCAGGACCTTTTAATGTTTCACCAACCAATCCTAAGGTAGTTACACCCACACTTTGAGTTACAAAACTCAAGTCTCTTTCAGAAGTGTAGACACCAGGACTGACGAATATTTTATTTGATGTTGCCATTTGATTTTGGATTCAATAAAAATTTATTTTTTATTCATAAATATCTGTTCAAATAAGAAAAACTTTACTTTATGATATCTATTTATAAAATGGTATGATTTAATTCTGCCTTTTTTCGCCCTATGAAAAAAAGAATCAAAAATTTGAAGATATCGGAGGAATCACACAACATTTTGAAAATGTACTGTGATAAGAAAGGAATTAAGATGTATCGTTTTTTAGAAAACCTAATACAGGAAAATTGTAAAGAAGTAACAGATATCTACGGTGAAAGTTAATTCAACAATTTGACATCGTAATCAATAGTCGAATTCAGAGAACCATTTATTGGTGTAATTTCAAATCTCACAATATCGTTTGTATTAACTTGTATGAGATTTACATCACTACCGTAAAAATCATCATTGATGTAAACATCATAAGTTGAGATGTTGGATAAACCTAAGAAGTTGAAGTCTCCAGTATAATCAACCACCAATGATGTTGTAGTAACAGTAGGGGCAAAATTGATTTGTTTTTTAAATGTATCTTTGTTTTCAGGGAAAACATTCCTTTTGCGTCTTGTCGGTGTTGTCACAGTTTCAAAAGAATTGAATACTCTTGATACCGCCGGCGCAACTTCAAATTCTTCTTCATCCAACAAGAATCCCATCATCGTGAATTCGTAATTTTGAATGTAAAATCTTCTTTTACCAATATCAACCACAGACTCGTCCGAAATATTATTCAAGATGATTGGAATGTAATGACCTTCAATCATACGATAGGCTTGTCGAGATGCAAAAGTTTGAATCACATTCTTATTGAAGGTGTTCAACTCTCTCATTCTGTTACATAGGATTTTCACATTGTAAGTGATATCAACAGGAACGGGTTGTGGAATCTTATAAATGTCCATACCTTTTACATTACCATTCCACGTGGGAACTGCGGCATAATAATATTCTCTACGATTTGGAATGTTGTATATAATAGCGGGGTTGTTACCGTATTTTACCTCAGGATTACGAACAACCGTAATAAAAGGAGGGTTAGGATTACCATTGATATCGTTGAA